ACGCTAAAAAAGCTAAAGGTAAAGCCTAATGGGCGAATTAGCTGAATGGCGAGATCAGAAGTGGGTTCGTATCGACAGCAGTGGCAACATTGTTGGCGAATGTGGCACGTCTAAAGACAAGAAAAACCCTGATCGTTGTTTGCCTCTTGCTAAAGCTAAAAGTTTAAGTAAATCAGAACGTGCCGCCACCGCTCGTAAAAAGAAAAAAGAGGGCGCAAAAGGTAAAACTGTGGTGGCTAACACTAAAGCTGCTGAAGTTAAAAAAGCGGCTGCTGGCGGTGAAATACGCAAAAATCATCGTGGCTGTGGTGCAGTCATGTCTGAACGTCGTAAAAGAACTCGTTACACATAGGAGAAGCAAAATGGCTGGTAGTAGAGTTAATTTAGGAAACGGTGCCCCCAGAGGCAGTTCTGGTAAAAAACCCAAAGGCCGCGCTATGAAAAAAGCTAAAGGCGGCGCGGCGATGAAGCCTGCGATGCCCCCGCCCCCAGGCGGCATGAAAAACGGTGGCGCGGCCAAAAAACCTAAGGGTAATTCTATGATGAAGCCCCCCGGCGGCATGAAAAACGGTGGCGCTGTTAAAAAAGCTAAGGGCGGCGCACTGATGAAGAAAAAGAAGCCGCCGATGGAACCATGATTAGTGGCCCATCTGATAAGCAACATCCCGTATTTTAAATGCTGGGTGCGGAAAGAATTTACATGTGACCACCAACGATATCATGGTGAGTTTTTACATGCGCTTGCTATAGCGGTAAACACAATTCCAGACCGATCCTTGAGTTTTCAAGTGGTTTTTACTGGAATTACAGACACTTCCGATGACGTTGAATCAAACGTCCACGGAGGAGCGATGTGGGCACGTATGCCAATACAAGCATTGGTAGCGGATGTGCCTTTAGATGATTGGCCGGAGAGGATGGAGGACCATCTTTGTCAGCCGTGGGATTGTGAATCTATTGATCACAGTGTGATTGTCATAGATCGCGTTAGCTCAAGTCCGTGGATAGCTAAAGTTAATCATGAGTTCTATGAAGCGCGATATGTTATGACTATTGACTATACCGGAAACGCTATTGCCGATTCCCCGGATCAGCACAAACAAAGCCATCTGTTATATCTGACAGAAGGCCCGTGGGCAGGTAATATGGTGGCATTACCGAATAACCGGGTGCGAGCCACGTCACCCGCTTTGTGGAACACAGGGGAGGGTGCGCCTGATTTTACGCCTAGTCAGTACACACATACGGCGGAGGGGCACAGTAGCTATACAGATCCAAACATTACGTTTGATAATTTGTATTCAGAAGGGGTTGATGCAAATGGCGTTGAAGAAAATACCTAAAGGTAACAAAGGTTTACCAAAGCTACCTACAGAAGTCCGAAACAAGATGGGATTCATGAGGAACGGTGGCCCAGTAAATGCCCACAAGCAGGAAGCTATGAGCCCTTGCCCGAAGCCACGGGTACGAGGTTATAAGTAATGGCCGTATCAGGTTCAACAGACTTTGAGTTAGATGTAAGCGATTACATCGAAGAGGCGTTTGAGCGGTGTGGGCTTGAAGTCCGCACCGGTTATGACCTCAAGACCGCCAAAAGGTCGTTAAACCTGATGCTGGGCGATTGGGCCAACCGGGGCCTAAATCAGTGGACAATTGATCAAACGACAATTGCTCTTACTGAGGGAACTTCTGAATATACGCTAGGGGCATCTACTATAGATGTGCTGGATGCGGTCATACGAAGAAGTGGCACGGATTTTGCGCTGGAAAGGATTAGTAGGGGGGATTACATCAATATACCTACTAAAAGCACCAAATCACGCCCTTCTCAGTTCTTTGTAGACCGACAGATAAACCCTGTTTTAAAAATTTGGCCGGTCCCTGAAAATAGCACGGACACAATAATTATTGACAAGCTTGTGCGAATGGACGATGCAGACACGTTTATTAACACGATGGACGTACCCTTTAGATTTTATCCTTGTTTAGCAGCGGGTTTGGCGTATTACTTAGCTATTAAACGCGCCCCAGATCGCGTACAGCTTCTCAAGGCGGTTTATGAAGAAGAGTTTGACCGAGCGGCGTCTGAAGACAGAGACAGGTCTTCCTTCAATATACAGCCTTCAATGGCCTATTCAAGGACGTTGTAATGGCTAGGTTTGCTAATGGTAAATTTGCTTACGGAATATCAGATCGTTCCGGGTTTCGTTACAAACTTAATGAGATGAAACGCGAGTGGACTGGTTTGTTAGTTGGTCCAGATGAATATGAGCCTAAGCAACCTCAGTTAGAGCCAAGAGTTAAAGCCGTTGATCCACAGGCTTTACAAAACCCACGCCCGGACATCACGGACGCTTTAGAGATTCGTGTAGGCGTTCCGCTTGTTGAGGGGCCTGCATTTAAGCCAACGGCCAGCTTTGGACAGGTTGGCACAGTGACGGTGACCACATGAGTTTTACATACGGTCAGCTAAAACAAGCGATACAGGATTACACGGAAAACGACGAAACCACTTTTGTCACTAACATCCCTATTTTTATCCGTAATGCTGAAGAGCGAATACTCAAAAATGTTCAATTATCTGAGTTTCGTAAAAACGTGCTTGGCACGTCTACGGCCTCCAATAAATACCTGGATTGCCCAACAGACTTTCTTGCACCCTTTTCTTTGTCTTTTGAGATCTCTTCATCAAAAGTCTTTGTTGAATACAAAGACGTAAACTTTGTTCAAACGTTTAATCCAAACGAAAGCACTACTGGAACACCCCGTTATTACGCGCTTTTTGACAGTTCAAATTTTATTTTAGGGCCAACTCCGGACGCTTCGGTAGTAGCAGAACTTCATTATTACTACCGCCCAGCCAGTTTGACCAGTTTGACTGATTCGGGTCAATCTTGGCTTAGTGAAAACGCTCCCTTAGCAATGCTTTATGGCAGTTTGTTAGAGGCGTACACCTTTATGAAAGGTGAGCAGGATGTGTTGAGCGTATACGCCTCGCAGCTGCAAAATGCCTTAGTTGGAATGAAACAGTTTGGAGAGTCTAAAGAAGTAACCGATCAATACATGACCGGAATGCTAATAAGGCCTAAACAATGAACTTTGAAGGCGTTACACTATCTGCTGGGACGGTTGAAGTTCAGACCACCCAACATCGTGGCTTCACTCCCGAAGAGGTTGCTGAACGGTGCCTAGATAAACTTCTCAGTGTTTCGGACACTGCTCCCCCTGCGATTAGGGATCAAGCAATCGCATATAAAGATCATTTACGGGCGGTTCTTGTTTTTTACATGAACGAGGCTGTCCAAAGCGACAGAACAACTGTCGGTAACGCTTTGCTTTGTGCGGGGCATCAAGATTTGGCTGAACTTATCAGGAGATTATGACATGGCCTTCTCAGGAAATTTCATGTGTACCAGCTTTAAGCAAGAACTGCTCATTGGCGCTCACAATTTTACAAACGGCGCTCACACGTTCAAGCTGGCGATGTACACTAACAGTGCTTCATTTAATGCGGCCACTACAGCGTATACAACGTCCAATGAGATTAGCGGTACGGGTTATTCAGCAGGCGGCGGCACATTAACAAATGTGACTCCAACCACTTCTGGAACTACTGCTTTAACCGACTTTGCAGACCTCACCTTTGGATCTTCAACATTGACGGCGCGTGGGGCACTTATATACAACACAACCACCTCTGGCGGCTCTGGTACGACAGACACCGTGGTGGTGTTGGATTTTGGTGCGGATAAGTCATCCAGTTCGGGTGATTTTACCATTGTATTCCCAGCAGCAGATGCGTCTAACGCTATTATCAGGATTGCATAGTCATGGCTTTAGTCGTAAAAGATCGCGTAAAAGAAACCACCACCTCGACGGGCACTGGTGCAATTTCTTTGGCTGGAGCACAGCCAAATTTCCGCACTTTTGCTTCTGTGTTATCTAACGCAGATACGACGTATTACGCGATCATTGATAATACCAATCTTGCCTTCGAGGTGGGTCTTGGCACTTATGCCACTAGTGGGAACACGATAACTCGTACCACAGTTTTATCTAGTTCCAACAGCAATAGTGCAGTCGACTTTTCCGCAGGGACAAAAGATGTTCTTTTGACCTACCCTGCTGACAAGGCGGTGTATGAGGAGTCTGATGGCTCTGTCCTGATAGAAAACTTTGAACTTAATGCAAATGCAATTAAGTCTACGGACACTAACGGCAACATTCAGTTGTTTCCAAATGGCACCGGATTCACGGAGCTGTATGGCAACACCAACGCAGGCACTATACGCTTCAATTGTGAGTCAAACTCTCATGGCGTAACGGTTCAGGGTCCGGCTCATAGCGCAGCCGCTACTTACACTGTGAAGTTACCCGACACTCTGGGCCTTACGCAGGCGTCTGGAATTGTGACATCAGACGCCAACGGCGTCGTGTCCTTTGATAACGGCACCATCGACGAGGTAACAACCGTAACCTCTAGCTCTAATGCGGCAACAATTAATTTGCGCGACGGCAATATTTTTGAGCATGACCTGACAGAAAATGTTACTTACACGTTTAGCAACCCTGCTGCGTCCGGTAGGGCGTCCGCGTTTGTTTTAAAGATTATTCAAGACTCTTCTGCTAGGACAATAACATGGCCCGGAAGTGTTGATTGGGCGGCGGCAACTGCGCCTACCATTACTGCAACCAATAACGGCGTTGATGTCTTTGTGTTCTTAACTATTGACGGTGGCACGACTTACTACGGGTTTACTGCCGGACAGGCGTTTGGGTAATGAGTAATTCTGCTTTAAGGGTACTTGCGGGTGCTGGCGCTAAAGATGGTCCTGTTTACGTGGACGATGTGTTTTCTACGTTTGTGTATACAGGTAACGGCTCATCACAAAATATAACCAGTGGCCTCGACCTTAGTGGCGAAGGCGGCTTGGTTTGGACTAAATCAAGAGAAAATACGTCCGGCGGAGAAACCGCACACGTTTGGATCGATACGGTAAGGGGCAAGACTAAATGGATTGCGTCAAGTTCAACTGCCGTAGAGGCAACAAATGCTAATCTCATAACAGCGTTCAATTCTAACGGTTACACAGTTGGATCAGGTGGCCCGTATTGGACAAACGACAATGGATACAAATACGCTTCTTGGTCATTTCGAAAGCAAGAAAAATTTTTCGATATTGTTCAGTGGACGGGAGATGGCAATGCTGGCCGTACTATAAACCATAACCTTGGCTCTGTTCCCGGCGTAATCCTTATAAAAAATTTAAGCTCTGCAACAAGCTGGGCAATGTACCACAGAGCTACCGATGCATCTTCTCCTCAAGGTTATTTTTTAATACTCAACAACAACGATGTAAGGCAAATTGCAACTCAGGCTGAAGGTGGCAATGCTTGGAACAACACCGCACCTACATCCACAGAGTTTA